TACCATGATATGTATAATCAACTCGGTATGTCCAACCAGTACCTACTGGACCAAACTCCTCTGTTATTTTCATAATCTGCCATTGTGGATCAATAGTAGTTATGTCACCAAAACCTTTATTGATGCGTTTAGTAAATCTAGGATCAGTTTCTTTTAAACTATCCCATACATTTCTTTTATCTGTCGTCATTGTACCTCCATACTTTTGTTGTACTACCAAAACTATTTATTCTTCTGTCACCAGAATCAATTATATATTTCAATAATTTAAGTTCGGTAAATCTTGGTCTAATAGATAATATACTTTCTGATAATATTTCTGCTGCTTCTTCTGGTGTAGCACCATAATTACCTTGTCGTTTTATTATCTTTAAACATTCTGTTCGCAAATTAGTAGATCGTGAATCAATTTTTCTTGCTGCCTCTTTGCTAGTTGAGTTTTCCTTGTAACCAGCCGTCAGAGGATATTTCTGTTCCAAAATGTCTTTCGATGTCATCTTCATTGTTTATTTTCTCCATAAGATCAAAGTCAATATATTCTGGTGGCTCTATATTATTCATTACATGAAACCAAAATAAGTGACAGGCGATTTCTAGTTTTCTTTGAAAAGGCTTATCCCTTTCAATAGTAAATATATTATAACCTAAGTTACCTCTTAACACAGATAACACAGCTTTACTAAAACCTGTTACCATCATGTAATGTTGCACTTGAGGATAATATTTATCTATAATGTTTTGATCTTTAACAAATGCATTAACGTGTTTAGCTTCAAACACTTTGCCTTTTGCTACTCCATCTAAACTACCATAGATGTAATCATATTGTGGGTGTGTAAATATATCACCTATATTAACAACCCTTTCTTTAGTAACTTCCTGATACCATCGTCTATTAAATTCTTCGGTAAATATTCCGAGTTGAACTGGCAATACACCTGAAAGGTCTTTTCTTTCGACTTTGCCAATTTTCTCAAGCCAAAGATCTTTCCATGTGCCTTCTGTAATACGAATTGCATCAGTACCTCCAATGCCTGTTGGTCTGTCTGGTTGTTTAAGTTTACCATTTCCTTTTCCCATTTAGTCAGAGCTCCTTTCTCTAATTTGTTGTCGTCTGTGTACATTTCGTTGATCTCGTTCCATATCCCTAGTCGATCTCCCATGATTGTACCTCCTCCATATATAATTTTCGATTGGTTTTACTTTACGATTATCAGCCACACGCTGACTCATATAATGTTTGATGAAGTATCTATACATATCACTTTCAAGATATTGTATAGCTAACACACAAACAAAATTTTGTAGACTACGTTTTCTATCTATATGGTCTTGATGTTTTGAGGGCAGTTTGATGTTCAATTTTTGTAATTGCTTCCCTAATGCTTTCAGCAGAGTTGTTGCCATATTCTTTCTCCAGTATGTTTGTTAAATACCAAATTGCTTTTAGTATATCTTGTTCTTTATTTTTTTTCCTATGTCTGCGAATATATTTCACAGCATTTCCTTCACAAAAATCTAAACCCCAAGCTCTTATTAATTCGGTTAGTTCTGGTTTATTGTTATGGTAATAACTAGGACTGGTCTTGTTGATTATCATTAACTATCCTTTCATATTTTTTTATTAGTTGATTTATTTTTGCATGGGTATCGATATCATCTTCATTGACTCCTACCCATACTGGTTTTAGTTCTTTTAATTCATCTATGAATGTTAGTATTTCAATCATTGTTTCCCCCATTGATTTAAATGACATTTACTACAATACCAATATGTACCATTGCCATATATTAAATCATCACCCTTGCAGCTACAGCCATCAGGTTGATTTTTTTCTTTATATATAATCTTGTTATGTGGCGTTAATGTGTCGAAGTGTGTTCCGACTTTAATTCGGTTTTTTTTGGTTTGATTTTTATATGACATTCTAACGCATTGGCCCAACAACAGAATAGAAATCCACTAGGTTTTCTTATACCTACTTCCCATTTTGATACTAAACCTCTAGCACAACCAATCATTTCATCAAGCCTTGATTGTGATAAACCTAGGGTTTTTCTGCGTTCTACAAATTGTGGTATAACTGTGTCAAAGAATATACCTAGTTCTTTATTAGACATATCTTTTAATATCTGAATATAGTTCGGTTTGTCAAGAAAAGCGCTGGGGAATACGTTAAGCTCTAACGCTTATTATATATTCCCCTATCTTCTACTATATACTTTCTTTGTCGGCAGTATAATACCTCTGAGTAGCTATCTCAGCTATAGTTCAGTAGAATGTTCTTAGTATTCACTAGCTTTCATTATAGTGAGTACTCTAACTGTTTGTTTTGGATCAGTTTTATCAGGACTATGAAAACTCATAGTATTATCAAAATAATCTATTTTCCAGTTATATCTTTCTTTCTTAAAGTTAAATGCACCAAAGTCTTTTTCACCCCATGGGTTATTATCTTTAGTAAAGTTTCCATAGTATTTAACAGAAGCAAATACTTTTTCTTTATCTTTAAGATTTAAACCATCTACGCCAGGTGTTAATACTATTTTGTTTCTAAGATTATGTTTTTTAAGCATATTACCAGTAAACATATCTTTGCGTAATTGATCATTAAGATCAGCTATTTTTCTAGTATATTGTACATCATCACTATTCATCTGTTGTTCCTCCAATAGATTTTCTTTCATGTTCATCTTCGAACTCTACTTTACTTAATCTTTCTTGTAGTTGTAATATAGCGTTCTCTAATTTAACTATGCTCTCACCTTGTTGTATAACAACATCTGATATCTTTTTAGTAAAAGCATAATGAACATCTTGTACTTTAGAATTGAGATCTTGTACTTTTTCAAAGTGTTCTAATCCAGTATATTTAGTCATTTGTTCTCCTTTGTTAATTCATGTTGAACATCATGTATGCTTGGGATTAATTCATGTTCTAGTTTTTCTTGTTTATTAGAATCCCATATGTCTACATTAGCTTCACCATACTTTTTGATAAATTCTTCTCTTGTAGATTCAGCTGCGTATTCGGTCATTTCTAATACCCAATTACCTATTTTACTCATCATTTCCTCGCTTGTATGTATATCATAGTAATACCTACTACTAATAATATGGTTATGTCTAAGATACCCATTATCTTAAACTATCTGTATATTCATTAATCATGTCAGTAATTTGATCATCTTCTTCCATACTGGTTACATAATTATAGTTTTCCATTAAGTCTTTAGCAACAGCTCCAGCTATTTCATTAGCTGTATCATACTCATAATGTTTAACTATTAGTTCTGATATAGTTTGATCAAAGTCAAAGTCAGCTTTCGGCTCTGTTTTAGGTGCAGCTGGTTTTGGTGTAAAAGTATTTACATTGCCAAATATTTCACCAGTAGCTGGATCCCATATATTGCCATTATCATCTACATTAAATACTCTTTTCTTTAATTTAGATAATCCTTTGAGTTTGCGTTCCATAACATTTAATTCATAGATATCGCCCATAGTTTTTGCAAAGTCATCTGATAGTAATAGTCTATAATACCATATGCCTTTACGTTTAGCAGCTTTGTATACTTTACTATTCAGCAATGTGCTGCCAATCCACATACCTGATTTAAATGTAGTTTTAATCATATTTTCTCCATTGTTTTCGGTTAATTTACTACCTGGCTTTGTAAGTTATACTGGTAGACACTAGTTTATCCACTTACAAGTTAGCTAGTATTGTCTCTATCATTTTTCCTACTCGGTTATATTATGGTCACCAGACCTTTTTTCCATTCTGGCTAAGTTTATTGGATATCAATAAACATGTATTCCAAGTCTATAACCGACTTGTAGTCATACGAATCACCACCTTTCTTACCAAAGGAAACGCGAGCCGAAGGCTCGCGAATTTTTTATAAAATCCCAACTATGCGACAGCTGGGATTAATTCAGATGATATAGTACCATCATCATTATCTAAAGGTTTTTCTAATTTACCCATTGTAGAATTATAAAATTCTTTTAGTTTTTCTTTTTGTTTAGTTTTGATTGTATTTACTTTGTTTTGTCTTTCTTCACTAGGCATATACTTTGTTGATTTAGATGTATAAGGTACATATTCATCACCAGTGATTTCTTTGAAATACTTAGTATAAGCAACCATTCTTGCATATGCATGATAGAAGTTGTGTTCTCTCGCATTGAATTGTTTTTCTAATGCATGAAGTTTAGTGTGTGCAATCTCTTGAGATCTTGCATACATATCAAGATTTGATATTCTTGAACTAGCACCCATTTTGTCTTTTTCCCATTTAAGACCATTTTCTGCATAACTGAGCATTTTGTCAGCATATGAGACTTGGTTATATAAAGTTGGAATAATGCCATTGAGTTGATACACTACTGATTGTAATGAATTGTTGATGTCATTACCATCAGCGTCAGTATCTCTGAACTCTGTATGTACCTGATTGTCATACATAGATCTCAAAGCATTAAGATTATTATCAATTAAGTCATTTAATAATTTATCATTTAATTTATTCATTTTATTACTTTCGTTATTTATTTAGTGTGTGAGCTTTTCTCACAGTCTTGCCAAGCAAGTTGGTGATTTAGATATACTTGTCACTTTATCCCTTTCCCCAAATCTTACGAATATGGGGGGGTAAAGGCAGCTACGCTGCACCCCTTGTGGGTTGACTAGTTTATCTTAATCATTATCATGTTTATAAGACATAAGAGATTTCTCTATCTTTCTTATCTTCATAATTATATATATTAACATTATCATATTTATTATTATCATTATTTATCCTTTCTATTATTCTTATTATATTCTTTATCTTTATTCTTTTTATTCTCTTTAGCCCAGACCGAAGCCCGAAGGGTAGAGATCCTTGCCATAGGCAAGAGCTCTATCGTAGACGAGCCGAAGGGTAGGCTGGATTAGCTCCAATCGTCACACCATGTTGATTATGCTTGACATGATTTTATCAATGATTACAATTATCCAACGATAACGAGTATGACTGATAATACGGAATTAACAGATAAACAAAAGGCACTTGTCGATACCATCGTATCAACTGGGTGCAGCATAGTCGAAGCAGCAGAAAAGGCTGGATATTCAACGAAAGTCAGTAGAGAATCAGCTAGGGTAAGTGCTTCTCGTACACTACGTCTCCCAAAAGTACAAAGATACATGATGGAATGTGTGTCAAGAACGATAGGTCTAGGTGCAGTAACAGCAAGTAATAAGCTAGTACAACTATCAAACGATGCAAAGAGTGAATACGTACAGCTAGAAGCCAGTAAGGATATACTAGATAGAGTTGGGTTACGTACACCAGACAGAGTTAATCACCAAGTAGTCGGAGACATAAAGGTTAGTATCGATCTTAGCTAGAACGAGAGGGTGGGGGTTAAAAACTAACTGGTGGTTAGTAGTAAAGATGTCATACACACAACAGAGTTAAAAAAAGTAAACATATGTGCGTAGACAAAAATATTTCTAAGATTTAAGGTAAAATGTCTTTAGACGATAAACCAAGAGAGGGTTTCTCTCACGCCTTGCAAGGCAATAAAAGTTATGAAGAAAAAAAGTACAGTAAATAAGGCTGGTAATTATACCAAGCCTACTCTTAGAAAAAGACTGTTTCAGTCTATTAAGTCATCTGCTGTTCAAGGTACAGCTAGTGGACAATGGTCTGCAAGAAAAGCACAACTATTAGCAAAAAGATATAAAGCTGCTGGTGGTGGATATAGATAATGGCTCTTGCAAGATCACAACAATCGCTAAAAGCATGGGGTAAACAGAAATGGCGTACCAAGTCTGGTAAGAAATCATCTGAAACAGGTGAAAGATATTTGCCAAGTGCTGCTATTAAAGCTTTATCTCCTAGTGAATACGCTAGAACTACTGCTGCTAAAAGAAAAACAAAGAAAAAAGGCAAACAAGTGTCTAAGCAACCTAAAGGTATAGCAGCTAAAGTAAAAAAGTTTAGGAGTTTCTAATGGCAACTCCAGCATGGCAAAGAAAAGAAGGAAAGAATAAAAGTGGTGGGTTAAATGCCAAAGGTAGAGCTAGTTATAACAGAGCTACTGGTGGCAATCTTAAAGCTCCTTCTAAGAAAAAGGGCAATAAGAGAAGAAAATCATTCTGTGCAAGAATGAAAGGTATGAAAAAGAAGCTGACTTCTGCAAAAACAGCAAGAGATCCTGATTCTAGAATTAATAAATCACTTAGAGCGTGGAACTGCTAGTAAGTGAATTGAAATAATATTTTATTTCTAATATAGTTGTAGTTTACCCTAAAAAATTTTATAACAAGAAGGAATGAAAACTATGACTATAGATGATTTGACGAC